CAGCCTGACGCATGTAATCAAGTACGTTCTGAGTACCACCAGCTAGCTTGCAGATGCCTATGCCGTAAGGATTGATAAAGTCTTGGTAGCAGTAAAGGAAGTGAACTGGGATGTCGCCAGTTGGATCGGGGTTAGACCATTCCCTAATCGTCTTGTCGGACTCTTTGTGGTACATGTAGAATGGCGCATTAACACCACGTTGGTAGGCAATGCAGAACTTAAAGCCAGTAGGTCGCACATTCTTGTCTTGCTCCTGGCGAGGGGTATCGAGACTGCTGCGCTCTTCCTTGTTATCAGAATCAAGGATAGCTTGCATAGCTGGGATGTTCCACTTGTTGTAAGCCTTTTCACTGTCAGACTTCTCACTGGCATCACTATCAACATCACCATCCTGGTCAACATCCTGACCCGTAGTCTCTTCGGTAGCTTCGTCGATCATGCCCTGCAACTGCGTCTTTGTATAATAAATATCCCAGAAGATGATGTCGCTATCGTAATCAGACACCTTACCCGGCTCTAGTGTTACATCTTGGGGTTGAGCTACGATAAAGTCAGAGTACTGCTTACCGTTCTTCTCGATAAACATAGTGATGAGTGGCACCGAACCGTAACCAGCAGCTTTACGCACTGCATCCTTCCACTTACGGATGAATGGTGCTTGGGTATTGGCATTAGGGATGATCTCATTCTTCCACATGATGTTAGCCAGTTCAGTGATCCAAGCTTCGTCACGGTCAACCGCCTTAGCAAAGCCAGCTAGCTTGCTGCTAACAATGCGCTTAGGGAGTTTGAACAGGGCAGCCGCTAGTGAGCCGTCATTGACCTCAGGTAGGTTAGTATCCAGCCCCTCCATAAGTCCGTTGTCCATCAGCCGCTCATAAGCTGGGTAATCCTGTCGCCAAATGTGAGCTTCTGTTTTGCTGTCGTTGTAGAGAGTCTTAAGATCTTTTTTGTTGATAAAGGCCACTAAGATAAGTCCTTATAATGGCACTATCCGCAATGGGCAATCAACCAAGTTATGTCAATAAAATAACACGTTTGTGCTAATGCTACAACTATTGCTCAACGGTCACTTCCATAACGTTCCACGGAGTCAGCCACAGCCGTTGAGTTGTACCCATCATTTGCTGCATCATCTTGTACCGCCGGAGCATTTTCTGTTGGCGCTTAGTCATAATAATTTTATCCGGCAAAGCATGTGGTCGAGGGTCTTGTTGGGTGGATGCAACATCAGCAGAGATCTTAGCAACAAGGCGATCATACATCTCGGTGTGATTAGTGATGTCGATAGTATCAAGGAATGCCATGTTATACGCTCCACCGCTTTACGAGCCGGTAGCGGCCTTTACTGTCTAGGCATATCTCTAGATCAAGCCGGTGGCTATCCCCATTGCTGATAACAGCCAAGGCGTCGATCACGTCTCGCAAGATTGTCTGCTTAGTAGTAAACAGCGATACGACCATCTCCTGCTCAGTAGTTTTGACCTCACCATCGTAGAACGTTTGGCTGGTGATTAGCTTGCCGTGAGTGATACTGCTCATATGTGAAAACGCATCCTTTCTGGTTTCTTACGACGACTATGAGACTTAACTACTGGCTTATGCTCTGTTTGATACATCTGCCAGACACCAGCTAGCGACATAATTAGGTCATCATGTGCGCCTACCTCAGCTTGAGCTTTCCAGTTACCACTAGTGCCAAGCTTAACGATGAAGCTGAACATCTCATCAACTGTAGTGGCGTCATAAATAGTTAGCAGTCTGTTATCAATAGCATCCTTAAGCAGACCTAGCATCTGTGGCCTAGTAGCAGAGTTAGTATCATGGCCAAGTCTAACGTCATCCTCTGTCTCGTCAGTTGTGCCAAAGCCTTTGTACTGAGTATAGATGCGGTAGTAGCCATTACGGTTCAGCGCCTTAAGGCGTTCCAGCTCAGCTATGCCACCGTTGTTACGTTCAAAGCTAACTACTGGCTTGATCTTAGTAACGTGGTAGATGCGCTCTAGTTCAGCATGTAGGATTGGTGTCATATCACTGGCTAGCCCCTGTTGGTGGTAGACAAGCGGTACATCAATGTTGTCATAGCTTAGGAACTGAGCAGCACTGTAGTCGATACCGCCCCAGCTTGTATCGGCGTAACAAAGCACAAACTCGTCGGGTTGCCACTTGCGGAAGCGTCTAAATGCACTCATACCTTCAACTCCTTAAGCTGTAACCATGTACTCGGCCAGTCAGTATGCCTTATGCCCCTGTCATCTATGTAGATATCTGCATTAGGCTTGATAGCTGTAACACCGTGATGCTTAATCTTGTAGAAGGCTAGCCAATCCTCGACTACTTGCTTGCCACTGTCGCTTGTTGCCATAACAGTGTGGATGATAATAGTATGCTTACGATTATATAGACGCTTGAGCATAGTGAGAGCATCATCAAAGGGTTCACCCATGCGTTTACCTTCAACAGGATGCTTATAGTCGTGGATCACACCATCGAAGTCGATTGCTAGTGTCATGACGTTAAAACCTCGGTTATCTTACTGCCAAGCTTATCAAGCGCATCGTCTAAACTCTGCTCAAAGGTGCCAATATACTTATCGTAAGTAAGTTGAACATATCTATGCCCCGGTACTGGCATCTTCTCAACCAGCCGGGCTGTGACCATATAGCCGTTATGCTGAAATGGTTGCTCATCTATATGCAGGTTTACAACTTGTATCATACCTTCAATGGCTCCTTAGTGCGCTCGTTGTACCAGTTCATTGCAGATGTATCGAAGTATGTCTCGCCACTGTTTAAGAACGCTTCCTGAGCGGTGTAGGGATATTCTTGAGGCCCTAGTCGTCCAAGGTTCTTGCGCTTCTCCTCAACAAACTCCCTGCTATACGTCCAAAACGGATCATAAAAGAAGTTCTTATACGTGTTACTGCCACGCTCTGCATCATCCCAATGGGTTTTAAACTGGTTGTAACCATCTGCTGTTGTCTCTAGAATAGTTATCGAGTTGTGTGTGACTGCTTCTCCGATGCCTGATAGAAGAGCTGCGAGGTCATCAGCGAATGCTGCTTCAGTGATATGCAGAAAAGTAATGTCATCACCACGACCAAATGATTTACTCTTAGCAGATCCAACTCTAAGAGTATTCGTGAAGTTACGCCCGTCTTTCGTCTTACCCTCATATACCATCTCTTGTTTAGAGTTATATTTAAGTGGTACTTTCACCCCGTTGATACGCTCATACGACTGTAAGAAGTGTTTGGCACGTTGGAGTTGTTGGTGGGCGCTGTTCTCAATAAAGCTAACTGATACACAGCGTTCATTCTCCCCTAGTAAGAAGCGCATAATGGCATAGGCTAGACTGACACTACTGATTCCCTGCTTACGGTTCTTAAGTACGTTGTTCAGTGGTGCAAGGTTATGTAAGAAGTGTTCTTGAGCTTTGTTTAATAAGAAGGGTACTTCAACTCTCTCTTTGTCGATAATAGTGAACTCATTAGCGAAGAAGCGTTGTATGGTATCAGGATTCGTGGTCATATGTTTTCCACTCAACTTCTATAACATCTGGCTTGGATATACGATCACTTAAGTTAAATATGCGTATACTCTTTTTACTTGTAAAGTCATACGCACCAGTCTCAATAGCTTTCTGAATCATAGCTAAGACTTCTTCTACAGGATAATCCGATTTAATCCTCATAAGCCGCTTTCTTATCCTCTACATGCTGGTGGAAGTGAATACCGCCACTAACTGCAACCTCTTTGCCGATACCCATCCACATAGCTGCCATGCCAGCTGCTTTAAGCCTTACGCCATGATCAGGAACTTGGTCTGCAAAAGCTTGATCACCATTACCAATTATTACGGTACGTTCCGCTAGTAATCCATCAGCTACTGGTCTAACGATTGCATCTACTGTAATGCCCTGCCGCTCATAAGCTGCTTCAAGTGCCTGAGCGATGCTAGGTTTTGCTATGTTCTCTGCTGCTATAACCCGAGCTGTTTGATAAGTGGCGTTTGGATATGCCTCCATAGCAGCTGCTACCTTAGTTTTACCCTCATTAACTCCCTTAACAAATTTTGCTTGTTTTGGGGTAAGCTTTGGTACTTTAACTGGTTTTATAGTAGGCATATAGGGGTATCCGCAATGGGCAATCGTCCTTGTTATTACCTAGCAGTATACGCTAGTGTGCTTATGTTTACAACTATTCCGACAGCAACCGCTTTTCCTTATAAACACTGTGAACATCTTTCTTAGCTGTGCCGTGTTCTTTATCGTATTTTTCGTATAGCTCACGCTTTTCTTTTTGAGCTTTTAGGTCAGATAATAGGACATCGTTCTTATCAGTAATCTTGAGATAGGTGCGGTCATAGCTATTGCGTAGGGTTCGGGGCATACCAGCGTAAGGATTAGCGGTGTTTATCCAGCCACATTTTTTGCAACCTCTGGCGAAGTTGACTACCTTACCGCCTTCGGGCTTTCGTTGTGTGGTAATTTCAAGATACGCATAATCGCCGTGTAAACAGAATAACTGCTTAACCTTTAACTTTAAGTGGTGTCTTGCTTTTAGAAGTCGTGCCTGTTTTAAGTTACTCATATATTCTCCTTATCCTGCTGCTGGGAAGGCGGTGGAATATCCATAGGCGTATAGAAATCTGGTACTCGTTCTTGGTGACAGTTAGGGCAATATAAAAATGGAGTTGCATCATTTACATATACATCTCGCCGCCATTCAAGATGCGTGCCTAACCAACACTTGAAATCTCGCCAGCTCATATTGCTATGCAATCTTGCCGTGCCTTTACGAACTATCATTTTAGCCCCTCTTTCTTATTACTATCCTGCTGCTGGGCGGCTTGTAGCTCGGCTAAGCGGTCTCTTATAATTTCCATATTTACCCAATTTACTAATCGTTCATCTCCCCTGAACCAAGCCCCTGCATATTTAGCAGTTCTTTCTAACTCATCTATCCTACTCTTAGCCACTTCCGCCTCAATGGTGGCGGTGATTGCTTGCATGGCTTTATCTACCGCTGTCTTGTATATTTCAACGTGACGGTCATTTTGCCACATAGTATCGCTTGCACCATCTGTAAATGCTTGCTCAAATAGCTTGCCTATCTGCTCTCTTAAATCATTGTGGCTACTCATCACGCTCTCCAGGATTTAACAGCCCTCGGCATTTACTGCAAAACAGGACTAGGTTGGGGCCACCATACGCTTCTCGGCCATGTATATCAGCACCACAACAGGGGCTATCACTGATAATTTCTGCCTCGGCTAAATCACCAACACTCAGTTCACCGTCATCTACCATTTTTTGCAACATACGGTGGTCTAACTCTGCGTTTACATTATCGCTAAAATCATTTAGGTTGTTCATCTTACAAAGACTCCTTAACTGCTACTAAATGTGCGTCAATAACTTCTTCAACGAAACTCATACTTACAG